AAACCGCATGAGTGCTAGTGTTGTCGCGTCAACCAAGTCGTCATGCTCGCCTGATGGGAATTCCTGTGCAGGAGTACACGCCTAGTAAGGGTCAGGACAAAATTGCCCGCCTGAATTCTGTATCAGACATAATTGCGTCCGGAAGAGTATGGGTTCCGCGTACGCGCTGGGCTGAAGAATTGGTTGACGAGATCGCAGAGTTCCCATCAGGCGAGCATGACGACTTGGTTGATGCGACAACACTAGCACTCATGCGGTTTAGACAAGGCGGGTTCTTACGCTTACCTAGCGATGAGCCAGAAGAAGTAACGTATTTTAGGAGCCGCAAAAAAGAGCGGTTCTACACTGTGTAAGGACACATCATGGCAACAAGTTCAATGGACAAAAGTCTGTATCAAGCCCCACAGGGTATCTCCGAACTTATGGAGCCCGATATTGAGATCGAGATCGAGGATCCCGAGTCAGTCAGTATTGGCATGGGCGACATAGATATTGACTTAAAACCCCAGAAAGAAACAGCGGAAGACTTTGATGCCAACCTTGCCGAATACATGGACGAGGGCGACTTAGATTCACTTGGTAATGACTTAGTTGAAGACTTTGGCAAAGACGTAATGGATCGCAAAGATTGGATCAAAACCTATGTCGATGGCCTAAAGTTGTTGGGCTTGCAGTATGAGGAACGAACAGAACCTTGGCAAGGTGCTTGTGGTGTATTTCATCCCATGCTTACAGAATCAGTCGTGCGTTTCCAGTCAGAGGCAATGATGGAGACATTCCCTGCTATGGGGCCAGTCAAGACCCAGATCGTTGGCGCAGTTGACTTGCTTCGTGAAGAAGCCGCCGCCCGCGTGCGCGAGGATATGAACTATCAATTGACCGAGGTGATGGTTGAGTATCGCCCCGAGCACGAGAAGATGTTGTGGTCGTTGCCACTTGCAGGCTCTGCGTTCAAGAAGGTGTACTTTGATCCAGCCAAGGGGCGGCAGGTAGCGGTATTCATTCCAGCCGAGGACATTGTCGTGCCGTATGGCGCTAGTAACTTAGAGTCAGCAGAGCGTGTTACTCACGTCATGCGTAAAACCGAGAATGAAGTCAAGAAGTTGCAGGAAGCTGGGTTCTATCTTGATGTGGACTTAGGCGAGCCGACACATGAGTTGGACGACATTGAGAAGCAGAAGGCTGAAGAGCAAGGCATGTCAGCCTTGAATGATGACCGCTTCCGTTTCCTTGAGATGCACGTTGACTTGGACTTGTCTGGGTATGAGCACAAGGACAAGAAGGGTAAAGAGACAGGCATAGCACTGCCATACGTAGTAACTATTGAGAAGGGTACACGCAAGGTTTTAGCTATTAGAAGAAATTGGTATGAAGACGACGAACTGCACACCAAGCGACAACACTTTGTCCACTACCAATATATCCCCGGATTCGGGTTCTACGGATATGGGCTTATCCACCTTATTGGGGGCTACGCCAAGTCCGCCACCATGCTCATTCGACAGTTGGTGGATGCGGGCACTTTATCAAACTTACCCGGTGGCCTTAAGTCCAGAGGACTTCGCATCAAAGGGGACGACACCCCCATCCAGCCCGGAGAGTTTAGAGACGTAGATGTTCCAAGCGGTTCAATCCGTGACAACATCCTCCCACTGCCTTACAAGGAGCCAAGCCAAGTATTGATGGCGTTGTTCCAGCAGATTGTTGAAGAAGGTCGTCGTTTTGCATCCGCTGGGGACATGAACGTGTCTGACATGAGCGCACAAGCTCCTGTGGGAACGACACTGGCGTTGCTGGAGAGACAGTTGAAAGTGATGGGTGCTGTGCAAGCTCGTATGCACTTCACTATGAAGCAAGAGTTCAAGCTCTTGAAGATCATCATTGCTGACTATACCCCCGAGGAGTATGACTACGAGCCAGAAGATGGTAGCCGTAACGCACGTAAATCAGACTACGACAAGGTAGATGTGATTCCTGTCAGCGATCCTAATGCAGCAACTATGGCACAGAAGATTGTGCAATATCAAGCTGTTCTTCAATTAGCGCAGTCGGCTCCTCAGTTGTATGACATGGCGTTACTGCACCGTCAGATGGTTGAGGTGTTGGGCGTGAAGAATGCCGACAAGCTGATTAAGACTGAGGATGACCAGCTACCAACTGACCCAGTGACAGAGAACCAGCACTTGCTGACAATGGAGCCAGTTAAAGCGTTCATTGAGCAGAATCATCAAGCACATATGCAGGTGCATATGGCGTTGTTACAAGACCCCAAGATTCAGTCTATGTTGCAGCAGAACCCGCAAGCGCAAGCACTCATGGCGGCGGTGATGGCTCACATCAATGAACACACAGCCCTTGACTATCGCAAGCAGGTTGAGACGATGATTGGTATGTCGTTGCCAAGTGAAGAGATGAACAAGAAGCTGTCCCCCGAGTTGGCAGATCAGATTGCTGTTATGTCGGCACAAGCGGCTACACAGATCACACAACAGAACCAACAGCAAGCCCAACAACAGCAAGCCCAACAACAGATGCAAGATCCGATTGTTCAGATGCAGATGCAAGAGTTGCAGTTGAAGCAGGGTGAGTTGCAGTTGAAGCAACAGAAACAACAAATCGACGCTGCTGAAAAAGCAGACCGTCTGCGTATTGAAGAGTCTCGTATCGCGGCTCAAAAAGAGATCGCTGCTATGCAGGTTGGCGCACAGTCAGCCGCTGCACGGGATAAGTTGGCAAAACAACAAGAGATGGAAGGTATGCGTATGGGTATTGATGCCGCAAAGCATAAAGCTCAAGTTGCCGCCCAGCTTGCCTCGCAACGGTTCAACCAACAAAACCGAACGCCACGTAAGGAAAATTAATGGACAAAAACGCTACCACTTACATTCTTCGTGAGATTGACAAGCTCCGAGCAGATCAAGCCGTGTTTTTGAACGGCGGTGGGGCGAAAGATTTTGCCGAGTATCGGCACGTCTGCGGGGTTATCCGGGGTCTGACCCATGCAGAACAACTTGTCAAAGACCTCGTGCAAAAAATGGAGTATTCCGATGACTGAATTTGATGTTGCGGCGGTTGATCTGTCCGGCATTTTGAACACATCCGCTGAACAAAAAGCCAAACAATTACCCGACCCTGCTGGATTCATGCTGCTCACCGTTGTCCCAGAGGCAATGGAAGAGTATGCGGATAGTGAACTTGGCATTTTGAAATCAAGCGGCGAAATTTGGCGAGAAGAAATCCTGACTCCAGTGCTGTTTGTTGTGAAACTTGGCCCCGAAGCCTATCAAGATAAAACGCGGTTCCCCAATGGGCCACGTTGCAAGGTCGGTGATTTCGTCATCGTCCGCCCCAATTCAGGCACCCGCTTGAAGATTCATGGTCGTGAATTCCGCATCATTAACGATGACTCGGTTGAAGCGGTTGTAGAAGATCCCCGTGGCATTACACGTGCAGCATAGGAGCAAACATGGCAACAAAATTTGAAAATGAAACATACGAATTCCCTGATGAAAAAGAAGCTAAGGGAAAACCCGTAGAAGATAAATTTGAGGTGGAGATCGAAGACGATACACCACCACAGGATCGTGGTCGCAAGCCCATGAAAGAACCTGTTGAAGAAGTATCCGACGATGAATTGTCAAACTATGACGAAAAGGTACAAGCACGTATAAAGAAGTTTACTCGTGGATACCACGATGAACGCCGTGCCAAAGAAACCGCAGTGCGGGAACGCGAAGCGGCTGAAATCTTTGCCCGTCAGGTACATGAAGAAAACAAAAAACTAAAATTACAGGTTGCCAACGGCAGTAGCGCCTATATTGAGCAGTCAAAATCCGCCGCTCAAGTTGAGTTGGAGTCCGCCAAAAGTCGGTATAAAAAGGCTTATGAAGCTGGAGACTCCGATGCTTTAGTATCCGCACAGGAAGAAATTGCCAAAGCTACTTTAAGGATAGATCGCGCCGCCAATATGCGTCCGGTTCAAGTCCAAGAGGAAGATAATTACGCACCACCACCCCGCGCCCCCGAACCCCCCAAACTTGCTCCCCGTACACAGCGTTGGGTAGAAAGCAACAGTGATTGGTGGGGAGTTGATGAAGAAATGACAAGCGCAGCTATGGGGCTTGACAAGAAGTTACAACGGGAGTATGGTGCGGACTATATCGGGTCTGACGATTATTTCCGAACAATTGACAAGACCATGCGTAAGAGATTTCCTGAACACTTTGAAAGTGAACAGAGCTACGAGGAAGACGAATCGCCTCCAAAGAAAAGATCGTCAGAACCGGAAGAGGAGTATGAATATACCCCGCGCCGTGCAACTAGAACTACTTCGCCAGTGGCACCAGCCGCTCG